TCGGCCGGTTTGTAAAGTCCGCCAGTTGCCGTTCCACCTTCTTTTACCGGTTCACTAGTAGGCTTTTCCGCCCACCGTCTCGCCGTTTCCACTTGGTCGTTTTGCTCCAGTTGTTTTTGAATGTTCTGAAGCCGTTCGATGTTTTCTTTGCGCTCGTTAAACTCAGGAGCGGACAATTCGCGCTTCTCTTCATCGGCTAGTTTGTCGAGATCGTCGTTAAACTGCATAATCTCTTTGTATTCTCGCCTAAGTGCTTCGATGTTCATTTTTTTCCTCCTCAATTTTTTTAAACTGTGCGTCTAGGTTTTGCCTCAATGTTTGCTCGCGTCTCTTGAGTGATTTAATCAGCGTTTTCGACACTGGGAATAATTCACCAGTTGACGTTTCAGGATCAGGCATAGACGCTACTGTTTCAGTGCTTAACTCTTCGCTCGTTTCCGGCGCTCCCGAGTGGTCTGCGCTGACCGGCTCGTCGGCATTTCGTTCGTCGGGCTTATCTTGCTCGTCGCCAGAGTGCCCTTCGACGGGCGGCTCCTTTATTTGAATCTGTGAGTGGGCTTCGTCGCCCGGCTCGGCAGGTTTTCTAGCGTGTAATCTTTCTAAAGTGCGGATAATTAGGGCGTCGTCAGCGCCCGCTTGTTCCATTGCGGCCCTTACGCCGATTTCAGTTGTGGGATAAAAGGGAAAGGTGACTGGCGAAACTTCGTAGAGGATAATCTCCTTGATCGTGCGGTCAGTTTTACTTTCATCGTCCGGGTTTTTTTCTTCAAGAATCTTGTCGATGTTAAAGCCGAAAGACATTTGCGAAACGTCGCCGCGCTGAATCAGCGTGTGAGCATCACGGCCCGCTTGCGTGTCCGGCAACTCCAGGTCGATTGCCAGCCCGTGATCGTCTTCTTTGAGCCGTAATGTGTTATTGCTCGTGCGACCGAGCACAATATCCGAATTATGGTTCCATAAAGCGCGAATATCGGGTTGCTCCTTGAGTGTTTTCTTGGCCGCGCCGCGCGCCACCTGCTCGCGCCCGCCATAACCGTCGGGCGCCCATTGGCCATAGACAATGGCATAGCCTCTGACATTTAACTTGCCATCGTCGGCTTTCGTTGCGCGAAGTTCAGCAACAGAGAGTGAGCGTTGTTCCATTTTCTTTTTACCGTCATCTGCTTTTTTCATTTTGCTTTCCTCTTTTCAAGTCGGGGCGGCGCACTAAAAAAACGGCAACCGAGTGATTGGGCACCCAATTGCCGTCTTTTATTTGGCTTTATGCGCGTCGCCTGGCCGGACTCCGCACAACCGCCCCGAAATGTATTTACTTACTCGCGTTTATTCCTTTTAGCCCACCGCAATATAGCAATCGCAGCCGCGATGCAGCGGCGTGTGAAACGTCGGCTTGAAGATCTCCAACGGAGTTTGATTGTCGCCGCCCTCAAGCACGTCGCCCTTTTCTAAAAACGGCTGGCTCTTACTTGCCGTCTTGCCCGACATCGAATTACACAACGGACAATTCTTGCCCGATGTTACCCATGTCCACGTTTTCGTATAATAACCGAAAACAGCCACCGCCGCTGCCGCCTCTAACTGAAAACGCTGCCGATCTGTCTCTTTATCCGGGCGGCCCTCTTCCCATTCGTCAAGCCGCTGCTCGATTTCCTCGAATTCGTCCATATTTTGCAACTGACCGTTGCTTGATCCGGCGTAACTCTTGGCATAATTTTCGGCGTAGTCTTGAATGAACTGGTCGAGGTTTGGAATCGCTTCTTGGATCTCAGCCGCCGCCGCCGCACCGACCTCGTTGGCATAAGCCGTAAACGTCGGGATCACAGATTGCGCAACTCGCTTCACGCCCTGCTTGTAAAAAGTGTCAAGCCACGTCTTGAATTCGTCAATTCCACGAATGTTTTCAATGCTTCGTTGCTTATTAATCTGTTTTCGGATCGCCGTGACCTCAGATTTCACAATTCGCAACGCCATCGCCCTGATCGCGCTGCGCCAGACTTCGCGCAGTCTTAAACGCGCGCCCACCGCCGCCCGATATTTCATCTCCCTTTGCTCAATCGTTAAATCCTTATCGGCATTATCACATTTGCCGCAAGCGCATCTCTCGTTTGCATTTTGATTCTCCGTCGGCTCTGCTTGTGGATTGCCAAACGGATCGTTGTCAACAACCGCCTCAAGATTGATTGTCGCCATTTGCACGGTGTAAATGTCGCCACCTTTGCCATCTTGCGGATTCATGTCCTCAATCGCCCGAGCTTCGTTGCGGCTGATCGTCCCATTGGCAATCATCGTGTTAAGATAGTTCGCCTGCGCAGCCGTATCGCCGCGCAACAGCATCTTGAAATTAAACTCAAGACGATATGGCGTTTTTAAAAAGAACTTATTGTTGACCGCAATCTCAATACGCCTCGACCAGGGCAGCGCCATATTAGTAATGGCCGCTCGCGACTGCTGCTCAAGAGTGTTGTAAGTGCTGCGATCGTTCGCGCCGACAAGGTGAGGCGGCACTAAACACCAACCGGCGATTTCCTCCCTGGCAAATTTGCGCGTTTGTAGGAATTGAGCGTCATCAGGCGGTAAACTCATGCGGTCAATCGTCATTCCGTTTTCTAAAATCAGAGTTTTCCGCGCATTTGCCGCGCCGCGCTGCGAATCATCGTAATCTTTTTTCAGCCGCTCGTATTCTTTATCTCTCAATGTCGCCGGATGTTTCAGCACGACGCCCGCCGTCGCGTCATTAGCGAAAAACGCGCCGCCATATTTTGCAGCCGCCGATGATAACCCGATGCTCTCTTTCGCCAAACTTACCAACGAGCGCCCGCCCAGCGGCCCGACAATATCAAGCACGTCATCTTTCATGTATGGTTTATCTGTGCCGTCCGCCGTCTTGTAAATATAGACCAACTCACCGCCTGGAGCGCGTTTAACTTCCATTCTCGCCGGATTAAAACGCCATAAACTGTTAATGCTGCCGTCCTTCGTCTTGACCACCTGATGATACGACCGACCCCACGTCACCAGGTCAACAACCATCATTTCGTAAAACGTAAACGCCGTCATTTCCTCGTTTGGCTGATCGTGAAAGATCGCATAAAGAGGATGCATTATATCTTTATGGCGTTCCGGTTTTCCTTTAACAACTTTGCGCTCGATGATGTTTGCCGGCAACTTGGCGATTGTCTCGCTCATTACCCGAATACAGGCGAGAAAATCGGTATTAGTCAGCGCAGAATCAGGCGATACGTCAATTCCCGCTGCCGTTTGTTCGGCGCGAGCGTATAACGGATAATACTTATCGTTAATGCCGCTCCAGTTGCGGGTTATCATTCGCGCTATCGGTGCAAGAATTCCCATTTATCTTTTTCCCACCTTCAGCGATAGTAATTCAAGCAGGAGCGCGATGAATAACAAGAATGCTCCCGCCGTGCTAATCGCAACAGGCGGCGATATTTGATAAATTCCGTAGATAAAAGCACTCACACCAGTTAGTGCGATTGCCGTCGCTAAAATTGAAATCAGTTTTTTCATAATGTCAAAATCCTACCAAGGCCAGCGCAACAGACATTGCGCATAGCGCGATCTAATCCCATGATCGCCGCAACTATGCCATCGATTTTCTGCCGCGCCTTGCCCTTGTCCGGCTTCATATTTCCTGCCGGATCTATTTTCGCTACCATATTTGAGGCCATCCAGCGCAAAATCGGGTTGTTCCCGTGCGCCAGGCGTCTATTTAACAGTAACGCCATAAACTCTTTCGTCGGCGCTGCATAAGATTTCCAGCCCTGAATAAATTCATACATCTCAAGACCATCATCGCGTAATTGAGAACTCAATAAAGCAGCCCCCCATGAATCATAAGCAATTTCTTTAATGTGATAATCTCGATTCAACTCGTTAATATCATGCCGGATATAATCGAAATCAATCGTATTGCCCGGCGTCGCGTTCAGCAATCCAGCGCGAACCCAACCATCATAAGCAACATGGTCTTTCAACCCCTTTTTGACGATGTTATTGCCCGGAATCCAGAACTTCGGCATCAGTCGATAAGGGCCGTCATCATCTTCCGGCGGAAAGACCATCAGAAAGGCCGCTAAGTCGCTCGTGGAGGCCAAATCAAGCCCGCCATAGCATATCCTACCCTTGAGCGCCTCAGCGTCCACCACGCCGCCGCATTCATCCCAGACGGACATCTCTATCATGCGTGTTTCCTGCTCCGTCCACTGGTTGAGATGCAACCGACGAAAAGCGTTTTCTTCTGCTGGAGACTCCTTTGCAATGGCACATTCCTGCTCCAAAAAATCAATCTTCACCGTTACGCCAAGATTTGGATTCGCTTTCGCCCATATTTTCGGATCAGTCCAATCGTCGTCTTCGTCTGCTGCGTAAATCACGGCATAAAAACTCTCATCAAAATTTGGATCATCCAAAACCTTTAGCGCATATTCATGTTGATCCCAGCAAATCGACTCGCGGTCATATCCCGCCGTGGTGATGGCTATAACTAATGGCGAACGACGCGCTGCCACACCCTTTTTCAACGTCATCCACAACTCTCTATTCGGCTGGGTATGCAATTCGTCAAAGATTACGCCATGAACATTAAACCCGTGTTTAGTGTAGGCGTCCGCACTGAGAACCTCATAAAAACTTCCGTCTTTTATGTTGACAATCCGCCGCCGAAAAACCTTAGCCCGCTTGTCTAGTGCTGGGGAACTCTCAACCATGCTCTTGGCTTCATCGAATACGATACTAGCCTGTCGAGTATCGGCAGCCGCACTATAGACCTCGGCTTTTGGTTCGTTATCGGTAAAGGTCAAATCCAAGCCCATACCCGCGACTAAAGTTGACTTTCCGTTCTTCTTGGGAACCTCGATATAAACCGTCCGATACCGCCTGGTGCCGTCTAGCGTTCGCCGCCAACCATGCACGTCACGGATAATCTTCCGTTCCCATTCTTCCAGCAGAAATGGCTGATCGGCCCATTCGCCTTTAGAGTGCTTTAAGTGTTTTTCAAAGAACGAGACCTTGCGGTCTGCTATCTTTTTATCAAAGTAATACTTTTCCGTTTCCGCCACTGCTATGCCTCAATCGGGCAATATCCCATAATCTTCGACACCCTCAGCAAAGATGGAATAACTTTGCCGTGAGCCGATAGATCGTTCGTTTCATATTTAAGCGCAATTCCGTCAAACCCAAGGTTATCGACAGCAACGAGGCAAGCGTCACTCGGCAAGCCTTTAATGATAAATGCCGTTACGCCGTTGAGCAGCAAGGCGCACAAACAATCTTCGGTGATTTCCGCGCTCACTATCTTCACACGTGCACCTCAATCGGGCTTATATCATAAAAATAGCGGCGTGGACTAAATGGGCGCCCAATCGCCGCTACTAAACTTGCAATATTTTTCAAATCAAAACGACAGCGCTCGGCCAAAGCGCCATGTCGCTATTTCACAGCATCCTTTACCATTTGCAGAATGTCGCCAGGATCAACTTCTCCGCTTTCAATCGCCACACTAATCGCGTCGCATAAGTCGATGTCTAACTCTTCTTCAACTTCGCCAGCGCCTTGCGCCTCTTGAATTAGGGCGTGGATTTCTTCAGGCGTCTCGACTATTCTGTCTATTTGTCTCTGATATTTTGTTTCACCACTATCCCACTTGCCTTCAATTTCAATAACCGTTCCGCCATTAACGCTAGAAAATACCTGGTCAATTCGTCCCACTCTCACAACTACACTTTTCTTAACGCCGTCTGTGCCTTTTCTCGTCACCTTAATGAACTTAGCCATTTTGAGCCTCCGCCGTCAGCGTTTGCGCCTCTTGAATCAGCGCGTAAATCTCTTCGGGCGTCTCGATAGCAAGAATATAACCGCCGCCCTGAAGATTAATCCACGACTGACCGCCCCATGAGCACGGCCATGCGTGTATTCGCTCGATAGTTTTTAACTTTACAATTTCCGGTTTTTTTGCTACGTCCGGCCACTTCTGCGATGTCACCTTAATGAACTTAGCCATGCTTCACCTCATGCGAGTGAATTAATCCCCAAACATCTCGGCCTCTTCGGCGCTCTTCTTCTCGCCACCGCCCGCCAGCGCCACCTTACTCCGCGTCGCCGGCGTCAAACCAAACTCGCCACCATATTTGTGCATCAGCGCCGAATGCTGCCGCAATATCGTATCGTAAGGCGACGGCTGCACGTTCCCATTCGTATTGACATAAATATCGCCGCACTCCTGAAGCTTCAAGGTCGCCCGGCGCACCGCCGAACAGTGCAAGCAATACATCGCAAAAGAATACCTGTCAGCCTCGGTGAAAACCTTCGTCCGCTCCAACATCGGCATCATCTCATGCCAAAGATTCTTCGCGCCATCGTCCAGCCAATCGGGCGGCATCTCGCCTTTACCCGGCTTGAACTTAGGCTCTTGCCGAATTTCCCTACGCGACGGGTTGCCGTTCGCCTGGTGCTCCGCCGCCGATTTCCGCTTGCGCCCTGGTGACATTATCAAGTCCTTATCAAGTCCTTATTACTTCCCCATTAATCATATATGTCTTATGGGGAAATGCTTTTTCAAATACCGGCTTTCCGAAAACATCGAAATCTCGCTCCATTTCGCCAGTGCAGAAAAGGTGTTGGTTTAGAGATGAAACCCTAGCGCCACGATCCCCTGACGGTAATGGACTGGCGGAGCAGTTATTTGGCATTTGTCGCTCTTTCTTCCCCGCAGCGCCAACTATGCGTTCCATTATCTCAACCCCGTCGAACAAGTTTTCCGGCCAAACAACCGCGCCAATAACCCCCGATTCATCTCCGCCTTCCGACGCTCGATGTTATCCGCCCTGCTCTGTCGATTTATTTCGGCCAAATTTCCCTCTGCTATTCTACGTATTCTGCTAAACTCTTTAGCCCAACACTTATCCAGTTTAATGTTTTCCAGCGCCCTCTTTTCAGCCGGTGAATATGTGCTAAGCGGTCGGCTATAAAGAACGCCCTCCCCGCTTTCAATCGCTCTGATTTCAGCGAGACTTATGCCGATGCTCGAAATAGCGTTCTCTAAATCGGCTTGCGCCCTTTGAGTTTCAATCTCTTCGGGCGACCGAACCTCTGACTCGTTTCTGAAATATCTCGGTGTAGGCTCAGGCGGTAATCCCTCGTCCGTCGGCGATTGCTCCGGAATGTATTCTGATCCAGCATTTTGTTTAACCCGATATGACTCGCATTCATCTTTAGGTTTCCAAATCGGATCTCGCGATGCCACTACTCGCACCTCATTATCACAAGACTCCTCCGGAATATTTGGCACAACATCCGGCGGCGACTGCCCTGGGCGGAGGCGAGCGCAATTACCACTTGCAAATATTATTAATTCTTCGTCGGAATAATCGTCTACCAAACGCCCAAATAAATACCCGCCGCCGTCTAACAACTGAGCGGTCTCACTAAAATTCAGGTTAGCATTCGATGCAATATCATAAAGTATCTGTCGCCTAGATAAATTGCGCAAAACCTCTGCCGAATTCACCTTGCCGCGAGATACAATCATGCCGTCGCGTATTTCTTCATTTGGCCCCAAAACCACTAACTTATTTCTGGGCTTTGGTTCAGGCCTTAAATTGGGCGGCCCCGTTTTTTTCATTCTCACGGTCGAATCCCCTGATTCTCCTCAACTTACGTCACTGCACTATTTTAGTGCAGTCGAACTTCTCATTTTGCGCACATATGCGTTTTGC